GGGAGGCTTCCTACCCCATCCAGAAGATTATGAAGATGAAAAAACAGAACCTAGGAAGATGGAGTACTACTAACTATGTCAGCAAAGACTGAACTAATAAAAAGATTTTTAACTGCAGCAAGATCTCTTGCTAATCAGGGTATGAGCAAAGAAGCAATCATGCAGTTTGCTAAAAATGAGTTTGGTGAGATTACAGAACTGTTTCAAAAACAAATAGATAGGATTTTTAAAAGACCTGCAACAGGAATTGAAAACATAAAAATAAAAGATGAAATGTTTGATGACACTGCAACAGAGGGAATGTAATGTCAAAAGATTACAAAGATATGACACCGAGTGAACGGTTATTAAATCAGCTGAATAAATTTTATGAAGAGATTGTTAATACAATAAGAGAAGTCGATTATTATTCAGCACACGATACAGAATTTAGAACTCGAATGTGGGAACTAAAAAATAAAACAGCAGATAGAATTAGAAAAATTAAAAACGAAAAGTGAAAGAAGGTATATTATGGGAAATGTAGCAGTAGCATTAAACTGTGACGAATTGAATGCGTTTGAACAACGTAGAGCAGTAAACGGTAGTTGTAAATATCCGTGGTACACGACAGAAGTTGGTAAAGCTTTTTTCGTAGCAGGTGTTGAAGCATTAACGCCACCAACTGGAGTGAAAGCTAAAAATCAACGCTGGGAAACATTTACGTCTACAGATGCAAATGGTGTTAAAGGTAAAGTTGCTAAAAGATTGGCGTAAGGAGAAAAATGGTTGATCCGAATAAAGATAATAGTAACGAATATGAAGGTGGCGGGTTTGGCC